GTCAGAAGAAAATGTTACTCAAACAACTGAAGATACTCAGGATAATAACAACAGCACACAAGCTGATACAAAAAATGTTCCATATGATAGATTTGCAGAAGTTAATCAAGCAAAGAATGATTTGGCTGGTCAAGTAGGTAAATTACAGGCTCAGATTGATAAAATGAATCAAACTACTAAACAACAAGAAGAAGCTAAAATGGTAGAAGATGGTAAACTAAAAGAAGCTCTTAATATTGTTCAGAAAGAAAGAGATGATTTTAAAGTTCAAGCAGAGCAATGGAATACTTACCAAACCAACAAAAGAGAATCATTAATGGGTAAGCTAACTGAAGATGATGATAAATCTATTGCAGAAGGTTTGAGTTTAGATAAATTAGAAAAGTATGTAAGTAAGGTTGTTAATGTTTCTGCACCTTCTACTTCATCTGCAAGAGCAGCTACTGCTAAAGCAGGTGACTTTGGTGGTTATTCTTCTTATGCAGAATGGGCTACTAAAGACCCTGAAGGTTACAAAAAAGCAAACAATACAATAGCAGGTTCAGGTATCAAAATTGGGTATTAAGAAACATAGTGTTTTAGCTGGTGTTGATTATGATCCTAAAGGTGATATGGAACTAAAACCTAAAAAAGATGGTGATGTAGATGTCAGATATAAGAATGGTAAGATGACCTTTGATGAATACATTGATGAAATGGAAACAAGGACAAATAACCATGCTGATGGCAAACCTATATCTAAGTCTATTGGTTACTTTGGTGGCTTTGGTAAAGGAACTTTAAAAAAACCTTATGAACAAGCAAAAAAATAAATAAATCTATCAAAATGAAGGCTTAAATAAGCAGTTGAAAGATAGATATGGAGGGTCAATAAAATGGCTGAAACAGATACAGGTGTTGCACAAGGTGGATTAGGAAAGGTTATAGGTGATGCAGTATTAGCCTTTAATCATTCTAATGTTATGCTACCTTTAGTAACTTCAAAACAAGCAGTAAAAGGTGCTATTACAGTACAATTTCCTGAATATGATAAAGTAGCTTCAAGTTCAGTTGGAGCAGGAACAGATGGTGCTGATTATACAACAGTTACATCTATTACTACTAATGCAAAAACTGCAACAGTAAGTGAGCATGTAATTAGAGCAGATGTTAGTGATTTAGCAAGAATGGGTAATGCTGATGATTTAACAGGTAATGTAGGTGATATATTAGGTAATGCAGTAGCTGCAAAACTTGATGATGATTTAGTTGAACTTGGTAAAACATTCTCACAAACAGAATGTGGTGCTGGTACAACTTTAGCTTTATCACATATCTTTGGTTCTATGAGACAATTAAGATCTGCTGGTGCTCCTTTTCCATATAACTTAGTATTATCTGCTAAACAAGTATGGGGACCAAAAGGATTGATTGCATTAACTAATGATGCAGCAGTAACAGGTTCTAATTCTAAACCATTATCTCTTTTAGGAAATAAAGGTGAAGAAGCTATGGCTACTGGTATGATTGGTAACATTGCAGGATTTGATGTATATTGGTCTGATCAAATTGATGAAGATGTATCAAGTGGTGGTGATGCTGCTGGTTTTGCATTTTCTAAAGGTGCAGTAGGACTTGCAATAGGACCTGAAGGTCTTATGAGAATAGAAACAGAAAGAAATGCATCTTTCAGAACAACAGAATATGTTGCTGTTGGATTCTGGGGTCAAGTTGAGATAAAAGATTCCTTTGGAGTTTATATCTTATCTGATGTTTCTTAATTAGTTACATTGAAAACAATAACAGGGAGCAGGTCAAACTGCTCCTTGTTTTAACTTGGAGAAAAAATTTATGGAACAATATTTTAAAAAAGCAGATGGAACAATTATCAAGGTTCATGCTAACCATGATATAAATTCACTAAAAGACAGATTTACTGAATGTGATGCTAAAGGTAATGAGATCAAGGCAGAGAAGCCTAAAAAAGAAGCTAAAAAAGAGCCTAAGAAAGCATCAAAGAAAGATAAAAAAGAAGATAAATAAATTATTATGAACCTTGTTCATGGTAGCCAACCTTAAAGGAGAGTAAAAATGGCAGAAACAGAATTAAGAAAATATGCAGTAGTTGAGAAGTTAAACAAGATGGCAGTTGATACAATTAAAAGATCACCTGATATTGCAGAAGCAACTTATTCAACTGGTGATTTAATGGCAGAAGGTCAAGTTATTGAAAATGCAGCAGCAGTAAAAGGTGGAAATTGTATTTTACAATCAATATCTGCAATAGATACATCAGATACAGGTGGAACTATATATGTAATAATAAGTGATAATTCAATAGATTTAGGAACAGTTGGTAGTGCAGTTAATGCAGCAGATGCAGCAGCAGATAATGCTTTTGCTATTGTAGAATTATCTAATTGGACAGATGTTGGTGGTGCTAAAGTTTGCACAAAAGGTAATATTGGTTTAGTATTAGCAACTAATAGTGCATCAAAACATTGTTATTTTGGTGTAGTTAATGTAAGTGGTGGTGATATTGTTATTGGTTCAGGTGAAGATATTATCTTTCATTTTGGTGTGGTAAAAGATTAATGTTTGCTAAGAGCATAGTAACAAAAGGTGGTGATGTATTTAGAGATGAATATTCTTTAGCATTTGATGGATCTAATGATTATGTAGAGATTGCTGATGCTCCTTCATTTAGTTATAATGTTCATTCTATATCTATGTGGGTTAAACCTGCTGGAGAATCAGGTTCAATGAGCTTGTTTGATTATAGAGATGCAAATAATGATGGAATACACATTTATTTAGGAGATGGTGATGTAGTATATCAAATTGACAATACAGATGGTCATTATGATACTAAATTAGATTTAAATCAGTGGTCTCATGTTGTTTGCACAAATGATGGAAGCACAAGTACTATTTATTTAAATGGTGTTTCAGTTGAAACAGCAGATACATCAGGAGAAACAATAAATGTATCAGGCTCTGCTGTTCCAAGAATTGCAGCAAGAAGTCATACTTCTCCAAGTAACTATTTTAATGGCAATATATCAGAAGTTGCTTTGTATAGCTCAGCATTAACTGCCAATCAAGTTAAAACCATATACAATGGTAGAGAACCTTACAATCACAAAGAAGGTGTAGCATCAGGCAATTTACAGGGTTGGTGGAGAATGGGTGATGGTTCTTTAGATGGATTTGATTCTAAAGAAAATGGATTAATACAAAGCCATAATAGTAAATTAGAAAGTAGCATTGTAACATCTTGGACAAATGCTTCAGCAGGATTTAATACACTTAATGCTACAGGCACAAATATAACTTCAATGATAAATAATGATAGTGGAACTGATAATGTAAGGTCAAACTCTTTAACTGTGGCTACAGATGATACATATAAAGTTTCTTTTGATGTAGCAGGAACAACTATTCCAAGTGCTAATAATAAATTAATGTTTAAACTTAGTCCCAACAATGCTTTAAATAGTTCTACTTATGATGGAAGTGTAACAAGTGCAGGTAAGTATGTTTTTTATGTGCAACCACAAACTACAACTATATATGTAGGATTTAGAGCAGTTGAAGATGTTGATTGTAATGTTACTAATTTTAAGATGCAAAAAATAACAAACAATTCAGGTTTAATGACTAATATGGGAATTAATGACTTTGAAGGAGATACACCATAATGGATTATTCTAATAGAAAATGGGTTATAGTAAATGTATCTGATATAACAGATGAAATGATAGATAGTGCAATACAATCATCTATGGATACACTAAGAAAAACATTAGATGGCAGTAAAGCTATATTAAAGTTTGAAGGTGATACTCCAAGTTGTTTTGATGGACTAACTACTTACAATCATAGTGAGATATTAGAAGAACTTGCTAAGAGTGATTGGACTTCTTCAGAAGAATGAGTTTATTAGATAAAATCAAAGAGCATGAAGGATTTAGGTCCACAGTATATCAATGCACACAAGGTTATGATACAATAGGATATGGCTTTGCTATTAAGGACTTAGAAATAGATGAAGATATGGCAGATAAGATATTGATCAGAAAGATTGCTCAATTAGAATCTAAGATAAGTAAGAAATTTGATTGGTATCATTCTGCACCACAAGAAGCTAAAGAAGTAGTTATTAATATGTGTTACCAGCTTGGTATATCAGGCTTTAGTAAATTTAAAAAGACAATATATTTATTAGAAACAGAACAATATGAAGAAGCATCAGTAGAAATGTTAGATTCTTTATGGGCAAAACAAACACCAAGAAGGGCAAAAGAACTAAGTGAGGTTATAAGAAGTCTATGAATAAAAAAGACACAGAGGTGGTTCTCACTCATCTTAAATACATTAAAGAAAAAGTTGATGCAAATTTTAAGCATTTAGAAAAGTTAAATGGTAGAGTAGGTAAAACAGAATCTGCTATACAAAGGATTATGGGAGTAGGAACTGCAATTACATTTGTGATTGCAAGTGTTTTAGGGTATTTTATAAAGGAATAACTATATATGGAACTTGTTTGTCCTAATTGCTTCAGTTTACAATTGGTAAAAGAGGGTTGGCACAGAGGGAAACAAAGGTATAAATGTAAGAAATGCCAACATAAGACAGTATATCCACTATCACCTGATGATGTAGACATAATTACATCAAATGTAAAATTAGCAAAACAAAAACAATCACTACAAGATCTAAACAGAATTGAAAGAAAAGCATTTAGAGAATATGCAAGAATAGAAAATGCAGTATCTAAATACAATTACAAATTACAAGAGATTTTTGACAATTATAAGTTAAGTAAACTAACTAAATCACATAAACAAAAAAGCAAGGCTTGTGGTGTTATCCAGTTTAGTGATGTGCATTTTAATGAATTGGTTGATTTAGAGCATAATAAGTATGACTTTAAGATTGCATCTAAAAGATGTAAATACTTTGTTAAAAGGGCAATATCTTTCTTTAAATCACAAGATATAAGCAATATATTAATAGCACAAACAGGTGATTTGTTAAATAGTGATAGAAGGTTAGATGAATTACTTAATATGGCTACTAACAGAGCAAAG